TCGAGACGGTATTCGCCCTCCAGATCCACAAAGTTGTAGTAGTCTTGAATCAGGTGGTCTTCTTTCATACCATTTCCCGCGGCTCGAATCGCGATGACTGCTCTGGCAATGCGCAGACGTTTGCACATGATACACGGTTCTCGGTTAAGAGGGTACCGCTTGGTTTCGTCGTATATTACCTGTTGCGACGGCAAGAGAAACTCTCTCAGGATGAACCCGTCCGGGCAGACATTCAGTCCTTCGCACGCCTCCTCGTTCACACACTTGCGTTGGTCACCACTGGCGTCGGTCAGGTAGGATTCTTCGTACTTGCGGGTCACCCCTTCGATGGAGTCTCTGTACCGCCCCACATGGCTGAAAGAGTTCATGTCAAAATTAATCGTGGGTTTTTTCTGGAGGAGGGATTGTACAAAAGGAAAATGCCAAGGCGAGACATGTTTGTATTCTTTCTCCTGGTTGTTCCTGTTGAAGAAATGGGTCTGTGCGACCAACAATTCGGGTTCCAATTTGAACTGACCTTTCATGCTGAGGATGGTGGGTTGTGTGGTGGACGTCACACGTTGACGTTTGGCGTTACGGATTATGGGGAAGGGGTTTCGTTTTTTGTTGTCCCCTGTGCTCTCCAGTGCAGAGTCGAATGCGGTATCAAAATCCATGACGGTATTCTATTGGTAGGTCTGCTGATCTATATATATCGCCATACTAGAAATTAATTTCAGGGGACCGGGGGCATGCTGGGGTGGTGATGTTTTTCAGTGATTCGTACAACGCATGGGGGTGCAAAGACGACTCCACGTCTGCACCGGCGGCGCGCAAAGCCCCGGCAACAATCTCTGAACAGAACCATCGGTCGCGGCTAAGGCGGGCTTTGCAGATGGGTTGCAAAAAGTACCCAGTATGGTTGAACTGGTCACCGACATGGGCTTTGCAGAACTCGATGGCTTTGTCGACGTCCCAGTTGCACAGCCGGAAATGCCATTCGTTTCGCGAGAACCGTTTGTGTTCGAAAAATACCGTGCCGTTGTAGTGAATGGAACATGACTGACCAATGATTTCTTCGTTGTCGGATTGTTCCGCAAACAACAGTTCTGTATGAATCATAGGGTTTGCAGATCCACTTATGTACGCGGCGGCACGGTTCAACCAATGCAGGTTTTTGATTTGTTCGGTGGCAGGGAGGAAACATATGTACATTTGCACCGGTTCTGGTGTAGACGGTTGAAACATTTGCAGATTTGTAGACAGAGTAATGCTATATATATATACATTTAGATTGTCATTAACTTCATTTGTGTATCTAGTGTACAGGCATTGGAGCCATTGTCGTTGGCTGTCACCGTCGACCACATTTTGAACCGTTGCCTGTCGTTCTGTGGTGGTTCAAATTTGACGTCCTTGGAGGTGTATGTCCCTGGATGACTCAGCATCATGTGTTGGTGGTAAGTATACCAAAGTGAACAGTCTGAACGGTAAATGTTGGTATGGGAATGGTTGTTGATCCGGTTGTGGTGACCCATTTCCGTCGCCGACTTATATTTGAAAGATGGGTCGTAGGGACCACTAGCGAGCTGGTCACCGTTGTAGAAATTAAAACATTCACCAATGATGTTGTATGCTTTTCTTTGTTTGCCCTGGAAGGTGACCAGAAACGACCGGTTGTATATTGGTCTGATTACAGTATTGGTGGTCGGGTCCTTCCTACCATTGGACAGGTCCACATACCGTCTGATACCTAGTTGTGTCCAGATGCGGTTGGCGTTTGCCTGTGCATCCTGGTACAACTGTTGTGTCTTGACCGACCGGGTCAGTGGCAGTTCGATGGAGGTGGGAGTGGGTTTGACCGGGTATTCTATCGTATATGGTTTCCACACACTGTCTACATTGTTGAAACAGGTGGGCACTGCCACAGTGTACCCCTGTGCTCTCAACAGACCTGGATCATTGTGGTTACAACCTGACACGGGGAGTGGGGTTGACTGGATTAATTTTTCAACCACTAATTTCTTGTTCATGACGTATGCGTGGTCAAACTTGTCAATACCCTTCATCGACCCCAGGTAAGTGAGCATTGTCTGACGGTTGATGGCGGAGAACCCGTACTCGTTGTCTACGATGTCAACCATGGTTTGAAATTTGTGCTTGTGGCAGTCCAAACCACATTCGTTGCACTGGCATGCCAACATCTGTTTCACATCCATAACAGGGTGCCAACAGTTGCATTGGTACAGTTGGTCAATCCATTTGTCCATTTGAATAACGGACCCAGACTATTTATACACCGGAGTGTGTACAAATGCGATGTACACGTCAAAAATATCTATTTGACCATGGCAGAACCAACCCCATGCATTGGTGCATTGTCCTTGTGGTGTCGTCAATGTGTGTGGCATGGATGTTGATTGACACAACTTCACCAATCAAGTACCAACATTCCACCAAGTACCAATCTGCCGCAGTCAAATCCCTAAACCTAGACGATACCTATCGGCAAAAAATGCAGATGGTAGCGTCGTATATGAAAGAGTATTGCAAAAGAGGAGATCATATTGTGTTTGGACACAATGTGGAGTACAACGGAGAAGTGCTTAATGATCATGTGTTCCATGTGTGTGGAGGGTTGACATGGCTCAATGCCCGCATTGTAACTAAATCCGATGCACGGGTGAGGTGCCAAGAAGAATACACAAACATGTTCAAATCACGGGTGCAACCAAAGGTGGTCAGTATGCGTGCGGTCAACGTAGAAACATGGTCAGAGAAAGAAGTGGAGGGCGAGGATACTGTTGCATGCCGATGGAACCACGCGGTTGATATTTTGGAAAACAGATGGTTATAAGTATACTGTACATACCATTAAAAGTAATGAGTATCATAGGCATATCCCCCAACATGACACAACAAGAGTTTGAGAACCGGTTTAAAAGCGGTGGGTTTGCAAACATTTTTACTGACCGTACTATTAACTATTACCATACTATTGACGACAAATTTAATTTTGAGTGTATCAATAAGTTATTGAAAAAACGAAGAAGTTGCCACAGAATGTTCGAAGGTGTGACATTCACAGAGGGGGTTACATTCGAGGAGCTTAAGACCGAATATATTACCGACATGTCTCTTATGTTTCATGAATGCAAAGGGGTGGTAAATTTGGAAGGAGCCAAATGGGATGTATCATCAGTGACAGACATGCATGGCATGTTTAAGGATTGCGAGTCGGTCACAGTTGACCTTTCACAATGGAATTTTTTTTCTGTCACAAACATGGCACAGATGTTTCAAGGGACAAATCTGACGTTGACCTTAGGCGACATCAAACTTAATACCAATAAAGTGAACAATATGGAGTCAATGTTCAGAGCAACCATCTTCGATGTCGACCAGCAACCGTCTTTCAAGGCACTGCAAACACGATCCGTTACAACAATGAAGAGCATGTTTAAAAATAGTAATTTGGGTAACCCAACAATGGAGCGCATCAATCTTGCCGGATGGAACGTAAGTAATGTCAGAAACATGAGCGAGATGTTTGCTAACCTGCCTGAGTTCGATGGAGAAATTCCCAGTTCATGGAGTCATGGAAGTATGACAAATTGCAACGGAATGTTTGTCAATTCCACCAAATTCAACAATGATGGGAAAGCTCTGCCATTGTTTCCAAAAGCCAGCAAGATGAATTGGTTAGCTGGTACACTGAAAGCGAGGAAAAGAGAGAAAGCTTTGCTACAGTTTTGCCCAGGTGGTATGGACAATATATGTACAAGATGTTACACCGTCTACGACGAATTGGATAACATTGGTCAATGGAAATGTTCCTACCACCCGAGTCCCCTGGATGGTGACCGTTACACCTGTTGCAACACAGTATTGTTCAGTATGGTTTCCATACCCCTGCACAAGGTCGCTACAAAACAATTGGTGGTCGACAAATATATGTCCCGTACATATTAGAGAAAGGGTGTACCGCGTGTGACCACGGGACCAACCTTGCCCCCGTCGTCCTGACAGACCTGTTTGATTTGGCGGATTACCTCAACCCAGACATTTTGTGCAAGGAAGCAGTCGAAATTGAAGCTGAGACTATCACTATATCGCGTTACAAACGCAAATGAATACGAATACGAATGCAAACATTACCCCAATGCAAGTGTACGCATCTGCCTCTCCCACATCCAATCTACGATACGTCTGGCGAACACAGCAACCAGCATGCAGGTGTAAAACAATTCGTTTGGCAGTACTGAATCAAACAACAAGAAAACCGAGACAAAGTTGGTCGGAAACATTACAACCAGTTCGGCAAGTTGGACATGGACAAGTTTGTCTTGGCTGTTGGTAGCCGCCAGTTTGCCTTTCCAGACCTCTGTTTGTTCCACCAGTTGGTACGCAGACATGCTGACAGTGTACAAACATATGATTACCGTACTGTAGATGATGTCCAGGAAAGGTTGAGATTTGTTGAACGCGGAGACCAGTAGAACAAACCAGGGAATAGAGACCTGCATTTATTTTATCTTAATATATTTGCGTAGTAATAGTGCATATACCAGAAGTATGCTCCCAGTACAACTCATCCACAACCCGTTTTCATAAATGGTGATGTCGGAAGATTGGCACATCCTATTTATAGTAAACGATATGGTATTAGTACTATGTTTTTTTCCATCCCGCGCAACGTCCTGCTGCGAACATGGCACGACTACAACAAATATTCCATTTTCTTCATGTGTCGCCAAGTCATCACCAACAATTTAATGCTCAATGGGATTCAGTATGAACGGAACAAACGCCAGTTCACACCGTCGTTGGAAATACAAGACGCTGTCCAAGAACATTGGGAATGTTTTATTGCGGAGTTCATCAAGCAGGTCATTGCGTTTGGGTTTGCAATGGTCTGCATCTCCACAGACAGTGCTGGTCGCAAGTACCCGAGGACCGTCGACCCACATCTGATCTCCATTGCCGTCAACATTGACAACGATGGTACCACTTACACTATCACTTCTACGGAGATAGACCCACAATCTGTGTTGGTGTATGATCATTTTGGTTTCACCCCGGTCATGGTGGGGGGGAAGGGGGTATTGACATCAATCGCTTGGAAAGTCTTGCCAGAAATTCGTTTCTTGTCTGGGTTACGCAACGATTGCTTGTTGATGGAAGGGAACAAAGGCAACCCCCATTTTTTTGCCACTACACACCACGACAACAAAACCAAAACCGAAGGGATTGACTTCGACTACTACGCCGACGATGGGGACAAGGAGATCCAAAATCAAATGTTTACCAGAAACAAAATTCATATTGAAGTCCTCAACAGACAGAAAGACTTGTACAACCAACAAATGGGGTATTCGGTTCGCGCTACATGCAAACTGGAAAATGTAGTACCTTTGCCAACGGACACTGACATTGTGTCCACACCCCAGAACACTGGACGGCAGGACATTGTGCAACTGCATAAAGTGATGCAGGAAATGATTTGTACTACATTGGGGGTACCCCGGTCGATGTTGATTGCCGACGGTCAGTACAGCAGCAGCACTGAGGGAGTGAAAATGTTGTTCGATACAACGATGAAATGGTGGCGGAAACAAACGGAGAACACAATGACAGATTTATACACTAAGATTTACATTACAGATACCAAACCAGATTCCAAACCAGATTCCAAACCGCATAAGAACATATATTTGGCAAAAACACGCACTCAGGTACGTTTGCTATTGCCACCTTCACAAGACGTAGATATCAACCAGATGACCATGCTTTACGAAGCCGGTGTCCTCAACTGGGACATCTATTCCAAGACTATCATGGCTCAACTCCAGCTACCTGAGTCCGGGCGCAACAAATCACCTCCAGATACACTACAAAGCATCGATCCCCCGCAAGTACTTGCCATGACGCACAAGAGAAAAAGAACCACTTGGGGAAGTGATGTTAGTCCCACTGCGTAACTGGTCCGCGGTTGCCATCGCTGCTCTGCATCTGTCCCCCTTCAAATTGACTTGCATGACCAGGTTGTACTTGTCCATTGCCATTGCCAAGTCGTCGATGGTCACATTGCGATTGTACAATTGTCTAGATTTATAGTTGCTCCCGTCGATGGACACGGCGGGGTTCGTTTCAAACAGGTCTTTGCCTGCTCGAGTGATCTGGTTAATTACATCGGTCTGTGCTAAACGTTGTGTATCGGATACTTTGCACGTCGGGTTGGGCACCATCTGTAGCAGAAAATTCTGATTGGATTCAGAGATGACGGGTTGTTTAGCAAATGACATTTAAGAACATTACTGGCTATATTTATACAATCAAAAATCTGATCCTATAAAGTACGATGTTCTACATTCAAATATGTCCGACCAAGAGAAACAGGTCGTTCTTGACCATTTGCAACAATCAGAGCATTTTGTAGAAGTCAAATTTCTACCTAATTTCCAACAAGACCATGACAATTCGTTGTTGTATGGCACCGCCGTGTACAAAGGGATGATTGTATCACTCAAACCTGAATACAACATCACTGCCACGGACGTACTGTGGTTGCACCCAAACAACGCACAATGCAGAGCTCTCTTTGACGGTGGACATTACCAGAAAGTAGACGACCTCCCTGCCATGAACGCGTCTGCCGGTGTGTACCAAACCAGAAACATCAATGCATTGGGTGACACTGTCAACCACTTGTACACCATTGTTGATACTCATTTGGTACAAGCCTGGACCGGTACCGTCCAATCGGTCTACTCAAACAAGTACCAATCTGAAGTGCTGGAACAATGCAAAGATATCGCCCACGATCTTGGGTCGGGAGACCTGGTCAGTGTACATTATACCAATGTGCTGCTCAAAGGAACAGGCATTTTCCATTATTACAACGGTGTATACAAAGACGAAGGATTGGTGTTGCACAGCCCACTCATTGGATATACAAAAGTATCTGCCAAAGACCATCCTTCCGACTGGATCGACGAATCAAATCATCTTACCGACTTGAGCATGGACCAATACGACAGCATCTACTCCAAATGCGACTGGAACAGTTGTGAGCTCGTCAATACATTTGCATTGAAAAAATGCCTGCAACCGGTCCACACCGTACAGTTCCAACCCATCAACGTGTCACTGTCCAACACACCCATCCACAACAAACTGTCACCACAACAACTGGTCAGTATGACCCCACCACCCTGCAACATCCCCCCGTTTGTCGAGGTGTACGATCATGTCAGAGAGAACAAAATAAAACTGCCGTACTCCACCGAATTGATCCTGAAACTGTTGGAACTGAGAGATGATCATGATATTTTACACATGTACAACAACGGCGACCTCCTACTCCCTAGACACATAATAGAAAAAATTGCTTAAGGAAATTTGTACTTGACCAGTAACTCACAGACTACTTTGTACTGCTCTTCCCCCTCCGTATTCGCCTGGAACCGTGCACCGAACTCACTAAAGTTGGTGTACGGGATTTCTTGAATCACGTTTTCGTACAACTGTTTGATACAGTTCTTAACAACATCGGTCGCAACCTTGACATACTTGCCCTCGTGAATCTGTTCGTGCTCGGGCGCAATCCCAAGCTGTTCCCAGTTCTGACCAATGATTTTCATCACCACGTGTTCTTGGTCCACATAGTAATAATTTTCACCGGGAAAGGGGACAATGTTTTCCCATAATTTGGTCAAAGTATAAGAACCGTACTTGTTGATGTAGGTATTGTTGACTACATTTCGAGGGGTATACACCACCTCGTTCAAACGTTGCATTTCGTGGGGCAATACGTTGACCAGATTTGTGTATCCCTCGTTGGAATGCGCGTGTGTATCTTCCATGTCATTGTTTTGTTGGGCGTAGAGCGCACCGGACGAGTTGACAATGTTAGGAGTGCCCTCGAAAAGGTTGACCCCAAACGTGACTGGTTGGGGACAGTTTGAAGATACACTTTTTAAACGGATCTCCGTAATGATTGCCTTTTCAAAACTTTTGTTTTCCCATTCAGCTACTTGTTCCTCCGTCAGATCTTGGCTCATTGTGGGTTTGAAGATGTCTACACCGTTCTTGACGTTGACCACCTTACCCAACGCCAAATCCATGCCACTGGTATTGCATTCCATCACCACACGGCGGCTGAATTCCTGACCCAATTCTTGGTTGTCTTGAATCTCTTGAATCTCATTACTCTCTTGAATCCCATTATTGAGGTCTGTCATTTTATATTCTATGCATGTCTTATATATAGTTTGTTTTGTCTGATGTAAATATAAAGATGATGAGTGAAACTGTCAAAGTTACAAGTCAGAGGCATACTGTGATCCCTGATAAATATATACCAGATGCAGCTGATCTCAACATTGAACACTTATTGAAAGTATACCAAAGAACATTAGCAGGCAATAAACAATCATTCAATAAGGTATATAATTATTTGTCAGTGATTGCAGGGTTTATGGGTGACGAAGATGTATTCCAGTTAGAAAAAAAATCGTATTTCAAATCTGGTAATGATAACGAACAGTTGACAGAAGCAGAAGCATCATATATGCGAACAGCATATTTGCGTAATATACGAACAGCAGATGATGATCAAAATCATAGTCCGCTGGTAACACTGACAAAGTTAACACAGGACGCAATTTCGTCGTCAGATGATGACGACAACGCTAACCCTAACATAGAACAGGATAGAGAAGATAAGAAATTGCGAAATGATGTAAATCATAGTCTGCTGGTAACACCACAATTTCGTCGTCAGAACGGTACTACAATTTCGTCGTCAGATGATGACGACAACGCTAACCCTAACATAGAACCAAGTAAGTACAGCACACTCACTGAAGCAGATCGACAAAAGAGGTTGCAAAAAAGATTGAGGGATAGAGAAGATAAGAAATTGCGAAAATATTGGGATCAAATAAAAGAAGAATACATAGAAGAATACATAGCTACAAAAGAAGAATACGCAGCAAAAACTGCACCATACATGCATTCTAATCATTATGGGCTGTTAATCTACAATAGGATCCAAGATATTGCAAAACCGTCGATTGTAGCAGTCAGCAATTTGGTTGTGGACGATGTTCTGCGCAACTGTCCCCGTTTAACAGGCTGTACACCGGACGATTTTATCCAAAGCAATCGACATTCATATCTGTTTGCAGAATTGGTGTATTATAGAACTGCTAATAGTAGATCAGGCAATGGGAAACGGTACGATAAAGTTGTCAATTACCCACGCAGGAGGCGGGAGATGCAGCGTCTCCGGAACCGGTTACAAGCATTGCCACGACCACCCTGTGCACCCCACCAAGCAAAGACAATGTTAGCCAAATTCGCTCCAAAAAAAAACCAAAATTACTTAACGAATAATTGAATCACAAACTCTTGTATGGCGTGATATGTATTGTAACAGGTGTGCAATAAACAAAACATGCAATCTATTTTCTTATTGTTTGTGACCACCTTTGTGAGCGCATCTGCTATTGAATTGACCCCATCCAACTGGGACCACCATACTGTTGGCAAAACTATTTTTGTCAAGTTTTTCGCTCCTTGGTGTGGGCATTGTAAGAAAATAAAACCTGCTTGGGACCAACTTATGAACGATTACAAAGATTCCAGTACCATACTGGTTGCGGATGTCGACTGCATTGGGGAAGGAAAACCACTCTGTGATACTCATGGTGTCAAGGGGTTTCCTACCATCAAATTCGGGGCGGGTGTGTTGGAAGACTACAAACAAGGTCGATCCCTGGAAGAGTTGCGCAAGTTCACATCCGAACTCACCGCACCCTGCAATGTCTTCACCATGGAACATTGCACTGACGAACAACAAGCACAAATCACGGAACACAAGGAAAAATCCATGGAGGAACTGCAGGGGTTGATCAATGTACACTCCAGTACAGTGGCAAACATTGAACACGTCTTCACAACCGGAGTCAAGGGGCTGCAAGACCAGTTTGAGACAATGCAGGGCGATAAAGAAAATGCCCTTGCACAGCTCGGTGACGTAGGTATTCTAAAATCACTGTTGGGTACCCCAAAAAATGAATTGTAACAGGGTTTGTAACAGGGTTATTTAGTCCGGTTGCATTATGGTACAAGCATGATCATTCTGCGTGGTCCAGACAAGCATGTGTACATCACCAAATGGAATGGCAAGACCGTATGGAAAGCTGGCATCCGGACTCCCTGGTCCGTCGTGAATACCTATTCCAAACACATTGGCAATGTCATCATGGTCGTAGACGACGTAAGTGAGCTCTGGGAGGACATGACCCACATGTTTGTCATCACTCAGAACAACCAAGTTGTGCTGGAAGCAGTGCACAGAGGTGCGTACTGTCTGAAGTGTGAATTTTGGGAAGGGTTGTGGCGTCTCCGTGACCTGCAAACATAACACACACTCGTAATTGTACATAACATAAGTACTGTATATATGTCTCAAACCTCGACCTTAAAAGAAAATGCAACCCCTCTCCTACCGGCGGTACCTCATTGGTGCCTACGAATACTACCAATCACAAAAATTAGCAGAGCTGGACCAAAACATGCCCCGGCTTTATGGTACCGCCAAACCCATCAACCGATCCTACAAAGGGGACCACCGTCTACAAAGCCTTCGAAAAACCCTCAACGGGTTTGGGATGGAACGTTCCAAAATGCAGAAACAGTTTCACGAGACGTTTCTGCAGTCCGTCTGTCTACATCTGTACAAGGACGACCCCGACGTAGACATGGAAAAAATAATGCGCATCAACAATTGGGACGACCTGCGTCAATCCGTGCTCTGCATGACCCCCCGACGATTTGGTAAAACGACTGCCGTTAGCATGTTTGTCGCCGCCTACGCCATGTGTGTACCCAACTCCGTCCAATCAATCTTCTCCACTGGACGCCGTGCCAGTCAGAAGCTGCTGGAACTCATACGAGACATGGTCAAACAAACTCCTTGGGCGGATCGCATCATCAAATGCAACCAAGAAGAGTTCGTACTGCAAGGTGACTCACCCTTTGACAAACGCAAGATCTTTTCCTACCCCTCCTGTGCCAAAACGTTGCGTGGGGTCGGTGGGGATGTACTCTATTTGGAAGAAGCTGCATTTTTAGACCTGCAAGTTTTTTTCGAAATCGTTGTGCCACTGTTGGAAATGGAAACGACTGCCCTGATTGCCATCAGTACCCCGCAGGACAAACTGAATTTCTACTCCGAAATGTTTGAACTCCGTGACAACACTGGTGATCTGTTCTTCCGTACCATTCGAGTATCGCTTGTCTGCGACAAATGCAAAGCCGCCGGCAAAGGGTCCGAATGTACACACAAACAAGATTTGATACCACCATGGAAGTCTGCGGCGAAGTTGGACATGGTTCGGGCGCTCTACGCTGACCAGAGTGATCTCATGCAACGAGAGTCCATGGGTGCCATCACCGACGATGCCAAGTCATTGTTTGAATCCGACAAAGTCGTCTCGTTCCTCAACAAAGGTTACAGCCTGACCTCCTCACCCAGATACGTGTTCATGGCGATGGACCCCAATGGTGGTGGCACCAGTCATATGGCTTTGGTCAGCGTGGTCTTTGACAATGAATGCTTGGTCGTTGTAGGGATTGACACTGCACCGACCGACAAACACGATCAAATTGAACAGATGCTCAAGCAACATGTTCGGTCGCTCCGAGCCAACCCCATGCTCCGGCAGTCCTATATCATTTTTATCCCAGAAAACAACCTGGGGCAAGAAGCTGAACATGCCCGACACATGTTGCGTGATGAAAAACGTCTCTACACCATCCATGAGAAAAGAAAAGCAGGGGTCTGTACCACTCATGCACGGAAAGAGATATACGCCATCACGTTGCTCACTTACTTCAACAACGGCACAATACGGTTTGCTGCAGACGCGGTATGTGCCAACCCCATGATGGACGCAAACACTAGACTGGTTGCCACCAAAAAAGAATTCCAAAAACAACTGGTGCAATTTCGGAAAATCATCCTGCCCGGTACACAACCCTTCAAGAACGCCAAATTTGTATTCACTGGCAAAGCCAAACGTGGCATGAACGATGACCTCGTGATGACACTCATGATTGCAATTTTCTGGGGCAGGGAATTTATCAAAAAACGAATAAATGGTGTCCCCTACTCCTCGTTCGAAGCGACCTGAAGCGACCAGAATAAACCTGCAACCGTATGTATATATATGGGTGGTGAACATGCAAATACCACAATGCATACACAGTATACACAATATATGATTTATATCTCTGTCGCCGTCGTTGGGTTAGCGGTCATCGAACTGGGTTATAACCATTACAAATCCATGTCCCAACCGAAACCACAAACAGAATGAGAATGACGTTGTTTGATTTGTTCCTGGACATCTATGGGCACCAGGTACCGGTGCTGAACATGTTGAGAAATATCATAGACATTACCAACTACTCGGAGCATTCCATACTCAAACAAATGCAAATGGAGAACAACTACATGAAACAAATGTGGTACAGAGCAGCCCTTTACTGCCAAGTATCCTCCGACAAGCTGCAGACCATCCGTACCCGATGCAGAGCCGAGAACTCCATGCGCATGGCGTGGACCGAATTCGTGCGGGCACGGTTGGTAGAGATGCCCGAAGTCCCCCCTGTGCCCGGATAGAGTATGGCGAGTGTCTTTGGGGGGATTTGTGTGAATGTTTTGAGGGAAACAAAATGTCAACTTTCAGGGAGCGGGTCTGGCACATGCGTTATTTTATTTCGATGTATACCGCACTGTGTACCCAACAGTGGTTCAGAGACGTGGTCATGGGTGGGTTCTACATCTGTACAGACATTGGTAAAATTTTTTATTTCATTCTGGGTGAACTGATGTTTGTAGCCGGTCCGTCCATGATCACAATGGGCACCGTTGGTTACCTCACATACATATTGATCTCCATGTGGAATTCCGATCGCAATATATAAGCAAGTCCCCCTGTCCTATAAATGGCGTACTACGTTGCGGCACTGCCAGTGTTGTACATTGGTACACAAGTTGCCACGTCCAGAGTTGTCAATGCCGCCACGACCTGGTTTACCGTATGTGAAGAGCTCGTCGACGATTCCCGTGCCACCATCGATACCGCCACTTCTATCCTGCAGATGTACATCGACATCGACCTACAACACCCTGCGTATACATCCCGTCTGCACCTCCAAGCATCCTTGGACAGTCTTGTCTATCTCTCCGACAACGCTCGTCAAAAGGCAACCAAATGGAGAGTATTGCGGAAAGATTACACTCGCATCAATACGGACATCAACAAACAACGTACCCGAGTAGAACAACGGATTCGACTCTTCAGAGAAGTACTGCAGTGTACAAAATACAAAATGAGGCAATTAGATGTAACAACAAAGAAACAAATACAGTAAAACAGAAACAAATTTAGATTTTAGTCAAGTAATATTCTAATTGTACTATTGCATCCGCAATATCATCTTTTTTTTTGTGACTTGCAATTTTGGTACGAATCTCTGGGTCCATCTCGATGTGCTGCAACAATGCCAAATGGGCTTGCTTGTTGGAACTGTGTTTCTTTGTAATTGTTCGGAAGTGTCGGCGTACACATTGGGGTGCGATGCGGATAGTTTTGTCCCAATGAAAGCACCGGATGCTGTTGGCAATGATCTTCATGCAGGACCGCATCTGTATCTCCACCAGTATCACGTCCGCGTTAAAAAACCCACTCTCCGACAGCAACCGTACCTGTTTAGCGTAGTCCGTGCCCTTGGGTTTCCGGGCGAACTTGCTCAGGTCCAACACCCCAACGTCCGTGATCTTCCCGTCCCAGCGTGCCCACCCCAAGTTCTTGGTACCCACATCGATGCTGAGGATACGCATTATGGAGTGTGGTGTTTCTTTATATACTTCCGAGTGCATCTGGGAGGCTTCCGAGG